ATTAAATAATTTATTTTATGATGTACTAAATATCGAGTTTAATCTTTGGCCATGGATAAGAAATATGGTTAAATACGGAGACTTTTACTTAAAAATGGATATTTTAGAAAAGGTTGGTGTAACTGGAGTACAACCAATATCTGTATACGAGGTTGTTAGAGAAGAAGGTACAGATCCATCAAAACCTGAATATGTTAGGTTTATGCATGACCCTTCATTTGGTGGATCAACAAATTACCACAAAGCTGCCGGCTCAAAAACATATTTTGAAAATTACGAAATAGCCCATTTTAGAATGCTTAGTGATACAAACTTCTTGCCATATGGAAAATCTGTTTTAGAAGGCGCTAGAAAAACTTGGAAACAACTAACTCTTATGGAAGATGCAATGATGATTCATCGTATCATGAGAGCCCCATCAAAAAGGGTTTTTAATATTGATATAGGTAATATTCCTCCGTCAGAAGTTGACAATTACATGCAACAAGTAATAAATAGAATGAAAAAAACTCCATATGTAGATCAAAATACTGGAGACTATAACCTTAAATTTAATCTACAAAACATGTTAGAAGATTTTTATTTACCTACAAGGGGTGGTAATAGTGGAACAGGAATAGAAGATCTCGGTGGATTAGAATGGACCGGTACCGATGATATAGAATATCTTAAAAATAGAATGATGGCTGCTTTAAGAGTACCAAAGTCTTTCTTAGGTTATGAAGAAGCTGTGGACGGAAAAGCAACCCTTGCAGCACTAGACGTTAGATTTGCAAGAACAATCGAGAGAATACAAAGAATAGCAACGTCAGAATTAACAAAAATAGCTCTTGTACACCTATATACCCAAGGATATACTGATGAAGACTTGGTTGATTTTAAATTGGAACTAACAAACCCATCAACAATATATGAACAAGAAAAAATTGAGTTATGGTCGTCTAAAAATAGACTAGCAGACGATATGAAAACTGGTCAAATGTTATCTGAAGATTGGGTATATGATAAAATATTTGGTATGTCTAAAGAAGAAGTTAATCTTGAAAGAGAAAAAGTTGTTGAAGATAGCATACAAAAATTCAGAAGAGATAAAATAGAATCTGAAGGAATTGATCCAGCAAAAGAACCAACGGTTGCCGAAGAAATTAAGAAAAAAAATAAAAGAGATAGGCTCAGAGCATCTGGAGATACTAGAAAAACCAGAGGCGGAAAAACTGACGCAGATGTAGGAAGACCTGTTGAAGGAGATTATTACGGTACAGATAATGGTGTACGTGGAAGAGATCCACTTGGCAACGAAACAATGAAAAGAGACGTTAAAAATAGAGATAGAGGAATTAAGCAAAAGTATAAAGGTGGAAACCCGTTAGCAAAAGAAATTGCAAATTCTATAGATTTATTTAAAAATAAGCGATCTATACTAAAAGAAAAGGCTGATATGTTAGATGAGTCTAATTTAATAGATAAAGACTTAACATAACAGAAATTTTAATATATTTATATATGAATATAAGTATGTACTGAAAAAGGAGACTTTTTGTGGGAAGAAAATTGAAACATTCAAAAATAAAGAATACAGGTGTATTGTTTGAACTACTAGTTAGGCAAATAACTACAGATACTCTTAATGGGGTAGAAAAATCTCCTGCTTTAACAATTGTAAAAGAATATTTTGGTAAAAAAACAACATTAAAAAAAGAGTTAGATTTGTATAATTCTTTAAATAAAGAAAAATTTAATATTCCAGCAAAAGCTGAAAAATTTTTAGATTTAGTATTAAAAGAAAGATCAAAAATTTCTTCTACTGTTTTAAAAAGGCAAAAATATAACTTAATAAAAGAAATTGGAAAAAAATATCAATTAGAAAATTTTTTTAAAACAAAAATAAACAACTATAAACTAAACGCTTCAATTTATAATTTGTTTGAAACCATTTCTTCTAAAACCGTAAGTGATCCAAAGTCATTATTAACGTGTAGGGAAACTATAGTTGAAAATTCAATTTCAAAATCTCCTAAATCAACACAAGATAAAGTATTAAAAGAATACTCTAAGCAAGACAAGTCTATGAGGCTTTTAAGCTACAGAGTACTTTTAGAAAAATTTAATAAAACATACGGAAAAAAACTAAACGAAAGCCAAAAATTATTACTTAAAAAATATATTAGTGGTCAAAATGCTAAACTTGTTGAGCACATCAACAAAGAAGCAAAATCTTCAGTAGAAAAAATCAAAGGTTTTGCAAATAAAATAGATGATAAGATAACATCCATAAAATTAAAAGAAGTATCAAATCAACTACAAAGAATTGAAAAGTCTAACTTAGTTAATGAATCTTATTTAATAACTATGATGAATGTGTATGAGCTATTAGAGGAGTTGGGCCGTGTCAATTAGTAAAAAATTAAAAGAAATAATTGATGAAATACTTTGCGAAGATGGATGCAATGAGGTAGAAGAAGAAATAGAAGAAGTATCTACAACTTCTTCGGTTCCAGGCTATCAAACACCATATGCATTCACTGGTAAAAGTGATAAAAAAAGAAAAGATAAAATAGCTACTACTAGCACAGGATATACTGTTGTAAAAGAAATGTACGATCAAAATTACCCTTCATTTAAAAAAGATGACGGTAAAAATTCTAAGCAGAAAGTAAATGGGGCTATTAAAGAAATAAATAAACGACTTTTTCAAATAGAAAGAATAATTAATAGAACTTCAAAGCTAAAAAGTGAAGATGGAATAACTAGTGATAAATATTGGAAATCTACTGGTCCAAGAATAAATAAAATAGCTGAAAGATTATTTAAAGTATCTAAAAAACTAAGAGAAATTGCGGGATAACTTATGTATAAAAACCAAATTACATGGCAACAATTTAGAAATAATATAAAAAATAAAACTTTTATACACGAAGGCAAAGAGGTTAAAGGATGGGAATTGCCAATGCATAAGCAAACTAAAATGTACTCTGAACTATCACACAATACTAATACATATGCAGCATATATTAATAGTGGAGTAAAAAATGTCTAAGTCACTACTTATTGATTATACATCGTTTGAAGTATCTCCTCAAATGATAAATGAATCAGAATCAAAAAATAATGGTAGAGTAATAGTAACAGGTTGTCTACAAAGAGCCGAGTCAAAAAATCAAAACGGTAGAGTATATCCAAAAGAAATATTAATGCGAGAAGTTGCAAATTACAAAAAGGTTCAAATATCAGAAAAAAGAGCCCTTGGAGAATTAGACCATCCAGAATCATCTGTTGTAAATTTACAAAATGTTTCACATAACGTATTAGAAGTTTGGTGGAATGGTGATGACGTCATGGGAAAAGTAGAAGTACTTGGAACTCCAGCCGGAAATATACTTAAAGAACTACTTAGAAGTGGTATAAAACTTGGTATTAGCAGTAGAGGCTTGGGAAGTGTAGAAGAATTGCGCGAAGACCCGGGATCTGTACAAGTAAAAGACGACTTTGAGTTAATATGTTGGGACTTTGTTTCTAATCCATCAACTCACGGCGCATTTATGAAACCTTCAGCAATGAATGAATCAGCTGGCGCAAAGTCTACTATTAAAAATAAATATACAAAAATAAATAACTTAGTTTCAGATATTCTTTGTGAAATAACTGGTAAATGCGAAATACCAACTCCCAGTAAAAAGAATTCTTGTGGCTGTGGAGGACATTAATGAAAACAACTCAATTAGATAAATACGGACCATTTGGAAAATATAATGAAGTAGTAGCCGTAAGTAATGGAAACAGAGACTTTAGTTCTGGTTCTAATGTAGGTGCAGCTGCAATCATGATATCTGCATCATCAGCCGGAGCTCAAAATGGATCAATTGATCTTGCAAGAGGCGGAAGCATGAGAATAGAACATCTGTCAGCAGGTGTTATACATGAAATCGGAGTAATGCGAGCAACCGCAGATGACGCTGATACAACTATATTCGTATTAAAGAGGTAAACTATGAAATTAAAAAAGATATTATCAGAAAGTAAATTACGT